TTTGACTTTAGAAGGTGGTACAAACTACAACGGTGAAACTGGAATTAGTACAACTGGAGCACTTGATGCTACTGTTGGTGATCTATCAACTGGTTACGATATCTTCGCAAATACTGAGGAATATGAAGTAGACTTCCTATTAATGGGTGGTGCTGCTGGAACTCAAGAAGATTCTCAAGCATTAGCAAGTAAAGTTATTTCAGTTGCTGAAGGAAGACAAGATGCATTAGCATTTATTTCTCCTGGAAGAACTACTCAACTTACTGAAACTGTTGCTGGACAATATGCAGTTAAATCTGATGCTGATATTACTACTAATGTAGTTAATTGGTATTCACCAGTTCCATCATCATCTTATGCCATTTTCGATAGTGGTTATAAGTATATGTACGACAGGTTTGCTGATACATTTAGATATGTTCCCCTTAATGGAGACGTAGCAGGACTTTGTGCCAGAAATGATTCAACAAACTTCCCTTGGTTCTCACCAGCAGGAACACAAAGAGGTGCAATTCTCAATTCAGTTAAATTGGCATATAATCCAAGTAAACTGCAAAGAGATACACTTTATTCAAACAGAATTAACCCTGTAGTGTTCTCACCAGGATCAGGAATTATCCTATTTGGTGATAAAACTGGTCTTGCTAAAGCTTCTGCTTTTGATAGAATTAACGTTCGTAGATTGTTTATCTTCCTAGAAGATGCAATTAAAGCAGCAGCAAAAGATGTTATGTTTGAATTCAATGATGCTTTAACAAGAAATTCATTCGTTAATGCTGTTGAACCTTTCTTAAGAGATGTTCAAGCCAAGCGTGGTATTCAAGAATTTAGATTAATCTGTGATGAATCCAACAATACAGCAGCAATTATTGATGCTAATGAATTCATAGCAGACATCTATGTTAAACCATCCCGTTCCATCAACTTTATAGGACTGACGTTTGTGGCCACCAGATCTGGTGTTTCATTCTCGGAAGTTATTGGAAACGTTTAAATTTAGAAAGGTCACAAAACAATGGCTCTACGCACAATCTCACAATTTAAGGGGCAATTAACTGGTGGTGGTGTAAGACCCAATCTGTTTGAAGTTACTTTAAACTTTCCAAATGGATCTGGGCAAGCACTAACCTTTATGTCCAACGACTCTTCTCCAAGTGCAGTAACACAAGAAATTGCTACAAATGGAGTTGCAGATAAAGTACCATTTTTGGTAAAAGCAGCTGCTCTGCCAGCATCAAATATAACTCCTGTGGATGTTCCTTTTAGAGGAAGAATCCTTAAAGTTGCTGGAGAAAGAACATTTGATAGTTGGACAGTTACTGTTCTCAACGACGCTGATTTCAAAATTAGAACAGCATTCGAGCAATGGATGAACGGTATTAGCAGACTAACCAATGGATCTGGTGAGGTAAATCCATCAGATTACACTGCTGATGCAAATGTTAACCAACTTTCACGAAATGGTGATATACTAAGAAGGTATAACTTTGTTGGTTTATTCCCAACAAATATTTCTGAAATTCCATTATCAATGGATACAACAGATACTATTGAAGAATTTACTGTAGAAATGCAGGTTCTTTACTGGACTATATCTGCTATTCAGGAATCATCTACTGAAGTTGCTCCTGCAGTTAACTAATAAATAAGTAAAATAGTTCAAATTATTATAAAATGTCCAAACTTTTTGGTTTTTCAATTGAGGCTTCTGAGAAGGTAGCCAAATCTGTAGTTTCCCCCGTACCGCCTAACAATGCGGACGGGGTTGATAATTTTATTGCGTCTGGATTTTATGGTCAATTTGTTGATATTGAAGGTGTATATAGAACAGAGCACGATCTTATTAAAAGATATCGTGAAATGGCAATTCACCCAGAATCTGATAATGCTATAGAAGATGTTGTTAATGAAGCAATAGTTAGTGATTCATATGATTCTCCTGTAGAAATAGAATTATCTAATGTAAATGCAAGTGATAAATTAAAAGACAAGATTAGAGAAGAGTTCAGATATATTAAAGAGTTACTAGATTTTGATAAAAAATCGCATGAAATCTTTAGAAATTGGTATATTGATGGTAGATTATACTATCATAAGGTAATTGACCTTAAAAAACCAGAAGAAGGGATCAAAGAATTGAGATATATTGATCCTATGAAGATGAGATATATTCGTCAGGAAAAGAAACCTAAAAATAAGGATGGTGTTGATTTAAGTAGAATGGATGAAAAGAGTAAAACTTTTTATCCAGAAGTAGAAGAATATTTTATATACTCTCCAAAACCAAATTATCCATTAGGAATGGTTTCGGGAGCAGGTGGTCAAAAAGGAGTGAAGATTGCTAAAGATACAATCACTTATGTTAATTCTGGATTGGTTGATAGAAATAAAGGAACAGTTCTTTCATATTTACATAAAGCAATTAAGGCACTCAATCAACTTAGAATGATTGAGGATTCTCTTGTTATCTACAGATTATCAAGAGCACCAGAAAGAAGAATTTTCTATATTGATGTAGGTAATCTACCTAAAGTTAAAGCAGAACAATATCTTCGTGATGTTATGATGCGTTATAGAAATAAGTTGGTTTATGATGCATCTACTGGTGAAGTACGTGATGATCGTAAATTTATGTCTATGATGGAAGATTTTTGGCTTCCAAGAAGAGAGGGTGGTAGAGGAACAGAAATTACCACACTTCCTGGTGGACAAAACCTTGGAGAACTTGCAGATATTGAATATTTCCAGAAGAAACTTTATAGAGCATTAGGTGTTCCTGAATCTAGAATTGCAAATGATGGTGGTTTTAATTTAGGTAGATCATCAGAAATACTTCGTGATGAATTAAAATTCACTAAATTTGTAGGAAGATTGAGAAAGAGATTCGCTAATTTGTTTAGTGATATGCTAAGAACTCAATTGATCCTTAAGAATATAATTGCTTCTGAAGATTGGGATAAAATTAATGATCATATTCAATATGATTTTGTTTATGATAATCAATTCTCAGAACTAAAAGAATCTGAATTGATGGATGGTAGACTTGCAACTTTAGCAACTATAGAACCATACATTGGCAAATTCTATTCACAAGATTGGGTTCGTAGAAAAGTTTTACGTCAATCTGATACTGAGATAAAAGAAATTGATGAACAGATTGAACAGGAAATACAGGACGGAATTATTCCAGATCCAAGTATGATGGATCCAATTACTGGAGAACCATTACCACCAGAAGATGGAATGATGGAAGCACCACCATTAGATATGGGAATTACTAATGGACAGGTTGATAAAGATACTAAAACGGCTGAGATATAAATAACCGTATATAACTATATCAATTTTTATGGAAGATCTTATCGATTTGATTGTCACTGATGCTTCTGCTTCAGACGTTAGTGATAAAATTAAAGATGTTTTGTTTGCTAAATCTGCAGAAAAAATTGACACCATTAAACCAAATGTTGCCAATTCTATGTTTGATAATAGCGATGAAGGGTCTGTTGAGGCAGAAGTAGAACCAGAGGAAACAACTGATGGCGAATAGAACTCTAATAAAAGGTGCAGAAGCAGCTTGTCCAACAGCGACAGGAACAGCTTCTACTTTTAGTAATGCAACAGTGGTTCGACTTGTTAATTCAACTGCAACAGCTAGATTAGTTACTGTTGTTGAAGAAGCAGATGGAACAGTAGTTGGATCTTTCACTATGCCTGGTAATACGGTTGAATATGTCGAGAAAGACCCAAGTTATGCAATATTTGCAGCACACGCTTCTGTGTTGGGTGCAAAAGCAGGATTTACAAATTAGGAAAAATGAAACTTATTACAGAAGAAGTTGCAAGCGTTAAATTTATCACCGAGGGAAAAGGTGCTAAAAAGAAGATGTACATTGAAGGTGTATTTCTTCAAGGCGAAATTAAAAACCGTAATGGAAGAATGTATCCTTTAAACACTCTTTCTCGTGAAGTTAATCGTTATAATGAATCTTTTGTTAATAAGGGTCGTGCTCTTGGTGAATTAGGTCATCCAGATGGTCCTACTGTAAATCTTGATCGTGTTTCCCATAAAATTGTTTCTCTCCGTCAGGAAGGTAATAATTTTGTAGGTAAAGCACAACTTCTAGAAACACCTATGGGTAAGATTGCAAAATCTCTTATTTCAGAAGGAGTAACACTTGGAGTTTCATCTCGTGGTGTTGGATCTTTAAAAGAAGATCGTTCTGGAATGAAAGTTGTGGGTGAAGATTTCATGTTAGCAACTGCTGCTGATATAGTAGCAGATCCTTCAGCTCCCGATGCATTTGTATCTGGAATTATGGAAGGAAAAGAATGGGTTTGGGAAGGTGGTTCACTTCGTGAGCAACTTGTAGAGACAACTCAGAAGCGTATTAATACGTTAGTTGATCAAAAAGCGTTAGAAGAACATAAACTTGGATTGTTCCAAGATTTTCTTTCAAATTTATAATTCATCTAAATAAATACAGATTAAATCAAATCTAAAATAAATGTCCGTTGGCACAAAATTACAAAAAATGGAAAACATCGAAGAAAACGTGGTGACCAAAGGTGCTAAACCTGCGGAACCAATGCAAAAACTAAGTACCGGGGGTACTTCTCCTACTTGGGAAGATCTCGGTGGACCTACTCCAGAAAACTCTAAGCCTGATGACGATTCAAATAAGTTGAAGACTCCTAGTGGTTTAGCAGCAGTTAAGAATGTAGTTAATTCAAAAGCAAAATCTGGAGATGCAGGAATTCCTAGTGGAAACGCTACACCTGGCACACTAAAGCAAGGAGACGAGCCCGAAGTGAAAGACAATCAGGAAGTAGTTGCCGAGGACGAAAAGGCAACTGAAGAAGTGGTCGCTGAAGAAGAAGTAACTACAGATGAAGTAGTTGCCGAAGAAGAGGCTACTGAAGGAGAAGTAGTTGCCGAAGAAGAAACTACTGAGGAAGAGGTAGTTGCCGAAGATAAGGTTGATGTTGAAGAAGACATCAATGCACTTATTTCTGGTGAAGAACTTTCCGAAGAATTCCAAGAAAAAGCACGAGTTATCTTTGAAACTGCAATTAAGACTAAGATTGCTGAAGCAAAAGAAAAACTAGAGGAAGAAAACAAGGTTAAATTGGAAGAAGAGATTATTTCAATTAAAAATAACCTTACCGAACGTGCAGATTCTTATCTAGAGTACGTTGCTGATGAGTGGATCCAAGAGAACAAACTCGCAGTAGAGCACGGACTACAAACAGAAATGACTGAGTCATTCTTGAAAGGAATGAAAGGTCTTTTTGAAGAACATTATGTATCAATCCCTGAAGAAAAATATGATGTCATCGAGAACATGGTAGATAAACTTGATGAAATGGAGTCAAAACTCAACGAGCAAATCGAAAAGAATGTTGCTCTAAACAAGAGATTGTCAGAATCAGTTGCTGATGTAATTCTCGCAGACGTGTCTGAGGGACTTGCACTTTCCCAAAAGGAAAAACTTGCTTCTTTAGCTGAAAATGTTGAGTTTGAAAGTGAAGAATCTTATCGTGAAAAACTAGCAACTCTTAAAGAATCTTATTTCTCTAAGACAGCACCTAGTGCAAAAAGAGATACTGCTGAAACTATTTCAGAGTCAGTAGATCAAGAACAAGCAGCACAATCAGTAACTCCATCAATGGAACGCTATTTGTCTGTTCTAGACAGAGCTGCTAAAAAGTGATTTTTAAATAATCAATTGTAAATAACCTAACATTTTTAGAGGTAAATTCAAATGCAAATGTTCAATGCTGAACAACTGCAGGAGAAGTGGTCTCCCATCCTTGATCATCAAGGAATGGATAAGATAGAAGATCCCCATCGTAGGGCGGTCACCGCTATCCTGCTAGAGAACCAAGAGAAAGAAATGCGTGAAGAACGTGCTTTCCTTGGAGAAGAGCCAACCAACTATACTGCATCTAGTGGTGCAACAGCTGGTTTATCTGCATCTGCCAGTGGCAATATGCAGGGTTTCGACCCAGTTCTCATCAGTCTAATTCGTCGTTCTATGCCAAACTTGGTCGCTTATGACCTTGCTGGTGTTCAACCAATGA